AATGCTGGACTTGCCCGAATTTGGCTTGTGTTTCGCGCAGCGCAGCCTTGTCGTCCTGCAGCATCTTGATGGTAACGCGCAGGCGGTCGATTTCGTTGGCATGTGCGCGCACTCGCATTTCAGCAGCTTTGCGTAGGTTGTCTGCCGTGGCCTGCAGCCGGTCAATCGTGTCGGCGGCTTCAGTGTGTAGTTTCGCCCACCACAGGCGCGAGTTCTCGGTGTTCTTGCGCAGGCGGTCGGTTAGGTCACTCATGGTGCTTCCCATCGAAACTTAGCCTGACCGACGACACTCTGCCACTCGCGCCCCGGCCTACTTTGCCAGTCGCCGGGTTTGCCCTGCGGAAGTTCGGCAACGGTGCGCCAACCCGCACCGCGCAGGCTTGCGCCTGATTCTGCTTGCAGCGTGTACGTGATAAGTTTTCTCCATCCGAGTGCCTTGGCAGCTTGCCAGCAACGCGCATAGAGAAAACTGCATGTGCCCTTGGGTGCATCGTCGTGAACGCAGCAGCGCGTGACTTCGGCGGTTTCTCCGTTGTCCAGTTTGCGGGCGACAGGACGCGACACGATGGCAACACCGACCAGCGCCGCGCCATCTGACGCGCCGACAGCAAACAGCCCGCCAGCCGGTGGTTTGCTGTGCCGGTGAAAGTTGCGCACAAATTCGATTGCTTCGGCCAACTTGACGGGAACGGCGGATAGGGTCACTTGAGCACCTCCGGGGAGGCTGCGATGCCGTGGGCGGCTTCGATGGCGCGGGCAATATGGCGTTTTCCGATCCAGTGCTTGGTGCCGTTGATGTAGAGCGCGTCAATCTGCTCATCCGTCAGCGGCACAGGCACAGGGGCGGCAGGGTGGGTGTAGAGTTTGCGGACTTCGCTGTCGTCGGTTGTCGCATGAACCTCATGCCGGTAAATCTGCTCGATGTCCCATTGTTCGCCCTTCCTGCGCCACTGCCAGTATTCCGGCTCGGCAGGGGCGGGCTGTGCTGCATGCGCCTCTCCCATTTCGCGCAGTTGTTCGTGCAGGGGCTGTGCTGCCAGGACTGCGCGTGCAAAGCGGCGATGCCATGTCGTCGCGCGATTGTCTATGGGCACTGCGTCTGCAATGCGGTCGATGTCGGCGTCCGTCGGCTGCACGCTGCGGCGCATATACGCCAAATCCCATTCAGTCATCGCGCGATCCTTTCTTTGCAGCTCCTGCCGGCTCCACCACCGTCCACCCCAGCGACCGCAGCAACGCCGCCGCCTGCTCAGCCTTGATGCTGGCCGCCGACACCCCCGGCGACCATTCCCCACACATGAACCGCACCCGCCCCGACTTGCGGTGCTGCTTCAGCAGTCCCCACACCGCGCGGCTGTCCAAATCGGTCTCCAGGCACAGCCGCATGGTGGTGACGTGCCGCAGCTGGTCGATCGCATCGAGCAGCATCTGCGTCTTGGAGATTTCCGCGGCCTCTGCAGTGGGCTGCGGCAGCCGACGCACGACCGGCCGCCGCATCAGTGCGTCCCAGGGTGACGCATTCATGACGCCACCGCTTTCTGGAAATAGTGCATCACCCGGGGCGCGGTCGTCAGCCCGCCCTTGGTGGCGTCGCTCATCTTGTTGAGCGCCTTGCGGGTCTCTTCGTCCAGATCCCAGCGCCGCCAGTCGAACGCATTGCCTTGGCTGCGCGGGGTGCCGTCGGGCCAGGTGGAGGTGTTACTCATACCGGAACTCCCGTGTGCGCCTCATGCCAGCCGCGCGTAATGTCCCAGCGATACAGCACCTCCTGCAGGCTGTCCGCGATCGCCACGCGCAGGGTAGGGCACCCCTTCGGGTTCTCGCTGTTGTGCAGCGTCTGCACCAGCGTCTCGGCTGCGTCCAGCACCAGAGATGTCTGCTCATCGTCCGCAGCATCAAAAGAGCCGATCTTCTTCCAAGAGCCGCTGTTGTTCAGTTCCAAGTTCACGGGCTTTTGCATGACCGTCACCCCTTGAGCCTGTGCAGCACACCCGTGGGCGTGTTGGTGATACGCGGGGTGACGTCGTCCTGGTCGTCACCGGCCAGGAACCGGCTGCCCTCGCCGATCTGCTTCAGATAGTCCACCTCGACCTTGGCCGTGTCCACCAGCACGCTGGCAACATGGGCTACAGCGCGGGCGCGGTCCACGTCCATGGGCTGCTCGCGGTTTCGCAGGTCGGCCAGGGTTTGCATCAGGTGTTCGCGCACCTGGTCGATGTGGGGTGTTACTGATTTCTTCATCATGTCTTTCCTGTAGGTTCCTCGTCTTCTCTGCAAATGCGGTTCACCTGGCGCTGGATCTGGCCGCGCAGGTGCACAAGGGGCGCGGTCTCCGGCTGGCTGTTCCAGGCGACATTGCGCCTGCCGTTTTCGCCGCGGCTGATGCACTCCAGGCGGTCTAGGGTGATCTCTTCGAGCACCGTCGTTTTGGTGCCGGGCTTGAACACGACCAGGTGGCCGGCCGGCGCGGGGCCGTTGGCTGCCTCCCACACCAGGCGGGCCACCGGCGTCCAGCGCATGTGGTTCGCGCCCTTGCGCTCGCTGGTCTTGCGTTCGAGCTGCCCGCCGCTGATGCGCAAGGTGCCGATCGGCTTCCAGGTGTGAGGCTTCTGGCCAGGCTTGAATTGCGTCTCTTTCGACCGGCCCCCGGCGTCGAAACTCTCGCCCTTGTTCCATGGTTGGTGGCCCGGCTTGAAGCGGCTCAGCTTCGCTTTGCCGTGCTGCATGCCCCGCAGGATGCGCCCGCTGGTCTCGCCGGTCAGGTAAGCCTCGGTCTTGTGCAGTTTCAGCCGGTTGGCCAACTGATACACACGCATCACTGTGGTCTGCAGCACCTGCGCCACATGCTCGGTGGGGTAGTGGGGATACAGCTCTCGCATGACCTCGGCGACTTGCGGGTCGCTGGGCTGCAATGGGTGGCGACGGGTCACAGCGCCACCGCCGGGCGCGCCATGGTGCCATCGCCGGGTCTGTAGTTCTTCATGGCGGTCTTCCTCAGTTAGTTGCTCTGCGGGGCATTCCCGATGATTAATTGACCAAGGTGCACCACCTGCCCAAGCTGTCCGCCTTTCTCGCGCAATTCAATGCTGGTTTTCGCCACCTTGATTTCAGCGTTAAGGCTGTTGCTAATCGATTCCAAGCCCCTGGCCATCGCCTCCACGTCTGTGGCGCTGATCTCTTTTCTGGCCAGTGCCAGCAGGCTATTCGCCACGATCCTGCGCAGGTCGCCCTGTGTTGCGACCTCGTCCATGTTGTTGAGAGATTCGGTTAGTGTCTTTGCTGCTTTCATTGGTAGCCTTTCTAAAATTTCTAGCCATGCGGAAGATAGTTAGTTGTTGCTGTTTCATTTCAAATAGTTCTTGCGGTACCTCGACGCGTCGCATCCTAAGTGCCTTGGCTATGTAGGTGGGGTCCAGTGTTCCAGCCTCTTTTTTGCTCTTGGCTCTCATCTCGGCCCGCCGTTTTTCGCCGTGCTTGTAGTAATTTGCACGGCTGCGTTCTGGTGGGGGCGGATTTAGTTTCCGGCTTTCGCGGCAACATGCCTTGCAATAACTTTCGGTTCGCTTGCCGCGTGACCCATTTGCGCGTTCGTAAAACTCCGTTTTGCGGGGCTTGATTACTCCGCAACGTGGGCAAACCTTGCTTGCAGGCATGCGCTCTTTCCTAAGACCTAGTTTGAAAGCCTTGCAATGCACGCTGCACACAGAACGAGCAAGCTCTCGAGCTATGCCCTTTGCATCGCCGGCCTCATACCTGTCTCGTACAACGTCTATTTCTGCATCAGTCCACTGCCGTCTGACCATTTCATGCTCCCCCGCCACAATGAACAAGACTTCCTAGATTCGTCACGTTGATGACCATGCCGCCATGGCTGGCCTGCAGGGCGCGCAGCGTCGTGCGGATCAGGGCCGGGATGTCCAGGCCGTTGATAAGCACCCGCTCCGGGCGAAACCGCATGCCGTCGGTCTGGCTGGCGTGGCCGCCCTCGGGCGTCTGGTGGCCGGGGCGTTGCACCTGCCAGATCTCGCCGCCCAACTTGCGCACGGCCTGGGCCTCGTTGTCGAAGCGGCAGTCGGTGATGATCCAGCGCGCGTCCTCGTCGCTGTTGGCGGCGATATGCACCGCAGTTTTGGTGCTCCAGTAGTTGGCCGACTCCGCCCTGCGGTATTCCGTACCCCACCACTGCATGATCTGGCGCGGCGAGCGCGGCGCATAGGCCCATGCTTCCCAGTCGAAGTCGGGCTGCTCGGCACTCTGCAGGGCCATCATGCGCTCGACGAACGGCTCATGGTGGCAGCGGCAGAAGGCCAGGGCGTCTGTGGCCACCTCCTTCGTGGCGCGGTCGCTCAGCAGGTGGGCCCGGTCGCCCAGCTGGTAGCCGCCGGCCACCTCCAGGCGCAGCGTGTCGGCGAAGGCAATCTTGCGGAATCCGGCATGCGTGACCAGAGCGTCCGCCACTGTGTCCTTGCCTGCCCCGGCAAACCCGGTCAGGCCGATGATGATGGACGTGCTCATGCTGCTTGTGCCTCTCTGGTTTGAACGCGCACCGGCCACCGATCTGGCGCCAGCACGCAGGAAAGAATAATTCCGTGCAGCTCGTTGCGGTGCACAAAGACGCGCTCGAAGGTCACATCCAGCGCCTTGCCAGGCTTGAGCTCGCCGCGGTACTGCGCCATGAAGCTGTCCGCCGCCGGGCCCAGCCAGATGCCCACGACGCTCATCACGCCCATGCCGTCGCGCTGCACCATGGGCAGCACGTACTGCTGGCTGCCGCCGCTGGTCATCTGCTGATACACCGGTGCGGACAGAAACAGCGTGCCCATGGCCGTCAACCGGCCGGATCTGTGCTGGCCAATCATTGCCGCCGCCCCCAAGGGATCACGTTGCTGGCCGGCTGGATGTGCACCTGGTGCGCTGGCTTCTCCAGTGCGGCCGGGCGTGTGACGGCGCGGTGCTGATCGTCGTCGTCCTCCCACTGATGCAGCGGCAGCTCGGGGCGCGCCAGGCCCACGATGCACAGCGCGAGGCCGGTGCTGCAGCACAAGAACATCAGCACGATCAGCGCTGCCCACCATGGGTTTGCCAGGGCCATGTCCCACAGGGTGGCGATCATGGCGACACCTGCACGGTGATGGTGGGCTTGCCGTGTTTGGTGCGGCACTGCACCGATCCGTCATTGAGCTGTGCCCAGGCTGCCTGTGGGCCGCACAAGGCCTGAGCGGCGAGGGCAAACTTTTCCTGCGCGATGGCTGCGTTGATGGCGTCCTGGAGGGTGACGGCCTGGTCCCACTCTGCGCTGTGGTCATCGAGGGAGGGGCCGAGCCAGCAGAGGGCGCCGACCATGGCCACGGCAATGATGGTGGTCTTGATCATGCCGCCTCCGCCATCATGGCTCGCAGCATTGCGCGGTCGGCATCGGCCAACTCCGCCCGGCGCTGAAGGATGATCTCGGACTGCAGGGCGATCTCGCGGATCGCGCGCTCAGCTTTACGGGCGCGCGCCTCGCAATCCCCTGGCGTGTGAAGGCGGCAGCCGCCCATCGACTTGACCGCCCGAAAAGCCAGCGCGGCAGCGGCGTATGCGGCGGCGCTTTCGAACGCCTGCAGGTCAGCGTCCTGCTCGCGGAAATGCTGGGTGATCTGGCCCGGCTGCATGGCCGCGCGCCGGGCCTGCTGGGCTACGTCTCTGAGAAGCTGCATCCTTCACTCCTTGCCGGCGGGGTGCCGGGTTGGAGTGAAATATACCTAAAAGCTATTTTCTACGCAATAGCCAAAAGATATTTTTCAAAGTTTCGATGCTGAGTTCTTGAGCTTGTCGCGTTCCAGTTGCATATCTCTGTCGACTGCTGCAATGTCCTGAATGCTCACAACGGACCGATCAATTGAGCTGCCTCTCTCCATGGCAAGTATTCGAACTCGTTTGCCGCTCCACTCCAATTTCTTCGATGGGAAGGTGGCGCCGAGTCGGTTCTGCCATTGCTGAGTCTCAGACCTGGTTGGCCGGCCATATCGCTCGACCAGCACGGCCGCGAAGTCGTCAAATTGCTTTTGTGGGAGGATCACCATCAGCTGAGAGACGATTCCAGTCCCATCCACGATGACATGAAAGTCAGCGTATCCAAATGGTTGGCGCTTGACAATGAAACGAGCTGGTGCTTCCTCAAGCCCGCCCTGTTTGTCCAGGCACGGATCTTCAATTTTCGCGTCGGCTGCAGAGCACCGAGACATGGAGCTGGCACTAAGTGGCGCGCCCAACTTGATGCCCATGACGGCTTCAGGTTCTCCTAGCCAGTCTTGAGCAATCGCTGCGTGAGCAAACAACAAAAGCGCCGCAGCGGCGCACAGTCGTCTGTAAAATTTCATGGATCGCCTTTCCTGGTGTGGCGTCGAATAAACCGCAATACCAAGCCGGGTCGGCGTGAGCTATTGGCCGGTCCCGTTGCCGGGCATTGGTTGAGCGATCGTATCAAGAATTTTGACGGCCTGGGAAACCTGATAGGGCGTCATGTTCTCCATCACCCGTACTGCGGCAGCGATCTGTGGGTCCAGCGCCTCACGACCTTGCACCATCTTTTCTCCGCGTCCGGTCATGAACCATTCATAGGAGGTCTGTGAGCGTCGGCACAGGTCGACGGCGATCTCATACGCGGGCATGGCCTCGCCAGTGAACCATTTGCGCACTGATGGCTGCGCAAGGTTGTAGCGTTCGGCAAGTTTGGTTTGCCGGCCGCGCTCGGCATACCCCAGTCTAGTGACAACGTCTTTGAGACGTTCGACAAATTTCTGGCGTTCTGGGGACATACAAAAATTGTCCTCCCCTGAAAATATCAAATGGCTATTGACTAGAATTAAAGCCATAAGCTATATTTGGCGCATGACGCTGATTGAATTCATCACCACAAGCAAACGCGGCAGCGGCATCGCGCTTGCGAAGACTTTGCAGGTATCACAGCCAACTGTGTCCGATTGGTGCACCGGAAAGAAGCGCGTGCCTGTCGAGCGATGTGCTTCCATCGAACGCGCTACCAACGGCGCGGTCACCCGCAAAGACCTGCGCCCTGACGACTGGCAAGAGATCTGGCCCGAGCTGGCCACCACCAACCCAAGCACGGAGCCCGCTGCGGCGGGTGTGTGATCCGTGAACAAATTGCAGTTGCCGGCAGAGTTGACACGCGTGGCCGGTAACTCTTTGGGCCTTCCTGGTGTGCAGAGCACCGATCCGGCGCGAATGACGTGTCTCCTCCGAAGCCTCGAAAGGGCTGTGCTGGATCAGGTCCCTTTTTTCTTGATGGTGTTTCATGGCGCTAATTTTTGCGTCGGCATGCCTCTCAACACCACACAAGAGTTTTGAGAGGCACCAACAAGATGCACCAGACGGCTATCCAAGTCGACATCAGCGCGCAGGAAGTTTCACGCGAAAAGAGCCTGGGCGGCGCTATCGCCTTGTGCGCCAAGGCAGCCGGCCTGGAGGCCAAGCAGCTGCAGGATCAGCTGCACCTGGACAAGGCCCAGTTCAGTCGGTGGGAAAGTGGCGGCGAGGGCGTCATGTGGCCCAAGCTGGTGGCTCTGATGGACGCCTGCGGCAACGATGCCCCGTTGTTGTGGATGCTGCACGCCCGAGGGTACGACCTGCACAGTGTGCGCAAGCTGGAGAGCGAGACCGAAGCGCAGAACCGGCTCCTTCGCGAGGAAGTCGCGGCGCTGCGCCGGGTGCTGATGGCCAGCAAAGCATGACCCCGAAGGAAAACACAACGATATGAACCAGCCACCATGGCCGACCAACTATGGGCGGCACGACCATGCGCCGTCGATCTGGCTTGCGGATGTCAAGCCGCGAGGCGTTCAGCCCGAGCCCGGGCCGTCGTCCGATCAAAAGCGGACCCGCCGATACCACACCGGCCCCCGCGTCACCTTGGACACGGCACGCATAAAGAAGATGCGCGAGGAAGGCCGCAGTTGGATATCCATTGCCGAGACGATGGGTTGCGGCAGGGAGACGGTGATCGCCAGGATGGTGGAAGCTTTTCCGGAGTTCATGGACAAGTACCGGGAAGCGCCACCAGCCAGTGCCGCGTGCGCTCACAGCAAAGCAAAGAAGGGGAGTTGACACGATGGCAAGGGCGAGAAACATCAAGCCAGGGTTTTACAAGAACGAAGACCTGGCCGAATGCACGGTGTGGGCGCGGCTGATCTTCCCAGGGCTTTGGATGCTGGCGGATCGGGATGGCCGCCTGGAGGACAGGCCCAAGCGCATCAAGGGCGAGCTGCTGCCCTTCGACGCCCAGGACGTGGAGCCGCTGCTGGCCGAGCTTGAGCGCCGCGGCTTCCTGCTGCGGTATCAGAACGAAGATGGTGCATTCATCCAGATACTGAAGTTTTCTGCGCACCAGAAGCCCCACTATTCCGAGCGCCCCAGCGTCATCAAGCCACCCAAAAACCTGGAAACTGGTGGTCATGATGACCCCCCTGATAACGGAGGAACTCCGGAGAACTCCGGAAAACACCCCTCATTAAGAGGGGGTCGCAACGCCCTGAATCCTGATTCTCTGAATCCCTCTTCTCTGAATCCTGAGTGTGGAGCATCCGCCCCCGATTCCGGAGGCGGGCCGACAGCACACACACTGCCAGACGAATACCGCGAAGTCATCAACAGCCTGAGGCCAGAACTCGATGCCGCGCTGGTCTACGGGAAGTTCTGCGGGCACAAGGCGGCAGCTCAGCGAACGCTGGTCACCTGGCGGCAATGGGTGGCGGACGAGCGAAGTCCGGCCAAGGCCACTGCACGCGCATCGGATCCGGACAGCAGGGCATCAGTCGAGGCGGTTGGCATGTCCATCGGGGTGGGCAAGTGGGACGAGATGCGGGAGCCATGGCATGCCTACAGGGCAAGGGTCAAGGCACGCATGGCAAAGGTGCCAGCATGACGCGCAGCTATGCCCTCAAGCGCCTGCTGGAGCATGGAGCACTCACCAGGCCGGAGATCGCCACGATCACCGGATGGTCTGAGAACGCCGTGCGGTCAGCGATCGAACGGTTGATGGAATACCGGTTGATCAGAAGGACCAAACGCCAACGCCGCAGCGTGTACGAGGCATGCCTATGACACGCGAACAGGTGCTGGCGCATGTGGCATTCATGGCGCAATGGGATCAGGCGTATGCGGCCAAGTCGCTCAAGTGGTATCACGGGATGATGCCCTGGCTTGGGTTGATCGACGTACCTGGTGGGGAGGGGTGATCATGCAGATCAGCGTCACAACCAACTTCCCCGATATCGCCAAGCGCCTGGATACCCTGGCCGCCGATGTCCGCATCAGGGCCCTGACCTCGGCCATGAACAAGACAATGGCCCAGGCCAAGACACGCATGGGTCGGGAGATCACCAAGGAGTTCAACGTCACGGCAGCGTACGTGCGCGAGCGTCTCCAGGTGCGCCGTGCATCTTTCCGCAATGGGCAGTTCAGGCTGCAGGCTGCTCTGACTGGTGGCGATGGGCGCAAGCGCAGTGCCAACGTGATCCGCTTCCTCGAGCGATCTGTCAGCCTGGCGCAAGCACGCAAGAGAGCCAGCACAGGTACGCTCAAGCAGCTGCGGTTCAAGATCCGCAGGACTGGCGGGCAGCGCACGATCCCTGGCGCCTTCATCGGCAACAAGGGGCGCACAGTCTTCCGTCGCACCACCGACAAGCGCCTGCCTATCAAGGCGATCAGCACAGTGGACGTGGCGCAGATGTTCAACGCCAAGCGCATCAACGCCAAGGTCGTGGCCTCGATCCGTGAAAACTTCGCCCGGCTGTTCGAGTCCGAGGCGCGCTTCTTCGTCGCGAGGTTCAACCGTGCCTGACAGCTTGACACCCCCCCTCCCCCCCCCCTCAAAGGTACTTCCAGAGACCTCCCCATTGCGGGTCGAAACGAGCGCGAAATCTCACTAGTGAACAGGTTTCCAAATAGTTAACAGGCGCATTACGGACATGGCAAAAGTTACCCTGATGACCCAGGCGGAGTACGCGAAACACCGAGGTGTGTCGCGCGTAGCCGTGCACAAGGCCATCCAGGGGGAGCGCATCATGCTGATCGACGGCAAGATCGACCCGAACGTCGCCGACATCCAGTGGGCGGCAAACACCCGGGCCCGGATTCGCAACGCAGCGCCTGAGGTGGCGCCGGTCGCACCGGCGCCCATCGTGGCCAATGACGCCGAGCCGCGCATCAGCTACGAGGAAGCCCGCCGCCGCCGCGAGCTGGCCGAGGCGTCGATCGCCGAGATGAAGCAGGCCGAGTTGGCCGGCGATCTGATCCGCGCCGACGCTGTGCGACATGCCCTGTCCTCGAAGGTTTCGGCAATGCGTGACAGCTTCTTGCAAATATCCAGTCGTCTGTCCCCGCAGTTAGCCGCAACCAATGACCAGGCTGAAATTGCTCGCCTTATCGATAGCGAGATAAGGCAGGCACTAGAGCAAATATCCACCTACGCAAACAATGAAAGGTCACTCAATGCAAACCCAAACGAATACATGTAGAAATTGCAAATTTTTTCGTGATTTTCGAGGCATCGGCCCGCATCCGATAGACAAAAATCCGTTGTTAGGCGACTACCACGGAGGCCGCTGCCATAGGTACCCGCCACTGCTGCAAATTCCTAACGCAGGCGGATCTATAGAGGCATATGACTTTACCGTCGTGGTTGCTGACGATTGGTGCGGTGAATTCGTGCTGAAATGACTGCGAGAGATTTGCCGCATCATTTGGCCATTGCGGCAGAACTTGTAGGAAAAGTTGTTGCCGAATTTGCGCGCCCGCCGGCGGACCTGACGGTGAGCGAGTGGGCAGACCAGAACCGCATGCTGTCGGGCAAGGCATCCAGCGAGCCGGGCCCGTGGCGCACAGACCGCACGCCCTACCTGCGGAGGATCATGGACGACCTCAGCGCCCGATCAACCGTCCAGGAGGTGGTGGTGATGTTCGCCGCGCAGCTGGGCAAAAGCGAGACCGGCAACAACTGGCTGGGCTACATCATCGACAACGAGCCGGGCCCGACCATGATCGTGCAGCCCACCACCGACATGGGCAAGCGCTTCAGCCGCCAGCGCATCACCCCGATGCTGGAGGAAACCCCTGCGCTGCGGCGCAAGGTGCGCGACAACAGATCCCGGGACGACGCCAACACCACCCTGATGAAGGACTTTGCCGGTGGCGTCCTGGTCGTCAGCGGGGCCAATTCGGCCGCCAGTCTGCGCTCGATGCCGGTGCGCTACCTGTTCCTGGACGAGATCGACGCCTACCCGCTGGACGTGGACGGCGAGGGCGACCCGGTGGCCCTGGCCGAAAAGCGCACCAGCACCTTCGCTCGCAAGAAGGTGCTGAAGGTCAGCACGCCCACCACCCGGGACTTCAGCCGCATCGAGAGCGCCTTCGACACCTCGGACGCCTGCCGCTACCAGGTAGCCTGCCCGCACTGCGGCGAGCGCCAGGTGCTGGAGTGGGGCACCGACAAACCCCACGGCCTGCGCTGGGACAAGGACGACCAGGGCGCTCCGCTGCTAACCACCGTGCGCTATGTCTGCGCCGCCCACGGCTGCGAGATCCTCGAGCACCACAAGCCCGCCATGCTCTCCGGTGGCGACTGGCAGCCCTCGCGCGACAGCGCGCGCCCTGGCAAGCTCACCGGCTACCACCTGAACGCCCTGTATGCGCCGCTGGGCTGGGTGAGCTGGGCCGACCTGGTGCAGCAGTTCACCGAGGCCGCGCTGGCCGCCAAGCAGGGCGACATCAGCAAGCTCAAGACCTTCACCAACACGGTGCTGGCCGAGACCTGGGAGGAGCAGGGCGACAAGATCGCCACCCACGAACTGGCCCGCCGTGCGGAGGACTACGCGCTGACCACCATCCCTTGGGGCGGCCTGGTCGTTACCGCTGGCGCAGACGTGCAGGGCGACCGCCTGGAGGCGTACGCCTGGGCCGTGGGGCGCGGCAACGAGCGCTGGATGGTCGACCACCAGGTGTTTTACGGCGACCCGGCCACGCCGGAAGACCAGCCCAACAGCCCGTGGAAGCTGCTCACCGAGTGGCGCCGCCGCCCATTCACGCACGCCAGCGGGGCCCTGATCACCCTGAGCGCCTGCGCGGTGGACTCCGGCGGCCACCACACGCAGCAGGTCTACCACTACGCGCGCCGCCACCAGGCAGAGCACGTTCTGGCTGTCAAGGGCTCCAGCATCGCCGCCAAGCCGGTGCTGGGCAAGCCCAGCGACGTGGAGGTCACCTACCGCGGCCAGCGCATCAAGCGCGGCGCCCGGGTGTGGCCGGTGGGCACCGACACCGCCAAGGCCATGATCTACGCCGAGCTGCGCGTGCTCCAGGTGGGCCCGGGCTATGTGCATTTCAGCCGGCACACGCCCAGCTATGTGTACGACCAGCTCACCGCCGAGCGCCTGGTCACCCGCTACCACAAGGGCCGCCCCAAGCTCGAATGGCTCAAGCCTGCCGGCCGGCGCAACGAGGCGCTGGACTGCTGCGTCTACAGCCGCGCCGCCGAATATTACCTGGGCATTCCGAAGTACGCCGACCACCACTGGGCGCGCATCGAAGCCAGGCTGCGCCAGCGCGACATGCTCGATGCCCCCGCTCCAAAAGACCCCTTGCCACTTGACACGCAGTCTGCGACAATGAATGCCGTCGCGGTCGAAGAACACCCCGAGAATCCACCGCCGTCAGACACGGCACCCACACCCGACCAGGCGCAGGCCAGCCCGGCACAGGTGTCTCCAAAAAGCCCACCCAAGCCCGTGCGAGCCCGTAACTTTCCCCGCCGCAGTGGCTGGGTCAAAAGGTGGTGAGGGGTATCCATGGCAGACATCGTCGACGACTTTCTTCAACGGCTGCGCACGATCGCGCCCGAGATCCCGGCTCAAAAAATGCAGCAGCTCGAGGCCCAGACCCGCCAGGCGTGGGGAGGCACGGAGCCGTACGTCGGAAAGCGGCCGGCGCTGCAGCGCAGCGTGAGGATGGGAGAAGGGCTACGGTCCCAGAAGTCACTGGGTCAAGTGTTTCAAGAGGCCGGAATTAGCCGCCGGCATGCCTACCGGCTCCTGAACACCAAGTTCTAGTGACGGAATTACCCCTAAAAAATTTGTCGCACGCCGGGCAACATCCGGTTATCTCAATGATCCCGCCAACACACTCGCGGTGATCGCCGCATAGGAGCCCACCAAATGTCCAAGTCAAACGCCTTCGAGACCGCCCTGCAGGGCCTGGTCTTCGAGAATACGGCCATCGCCAACGTCGGAGACGCAGCAGGCCTGCGAGCCACGACCACGGCGGGCAGTCTGTACTTCAGCCTGCATACAGCGTCCCCGGGCGAGGCGGGCGACCAGACTACCAGTGAGGTCGCCTACACCAGTTACGCCCGCGTGGCTGTGGCCCGATCTTCTGCTGGCTGGACGGTCACCGGCAACACCACCGCGGTCGATGCGAACGTCACCTTTCCGGCCGGCACTGGCGGCTCGGGCACTGCGACCCACTGGGGCCTTGGCACCTCCTCCACCGGTGCCGGGTTGCTGCTCTACTACGGCGCGATTAGCCCAAGCATCGTGTGCGGCTCCGGGGTGACGCCGCAACTGACCGCTGGCAACGTGGTGACCGAGGACTGATCGTGAACCTCGCGCCGCGTGAGCTGCCTGGAGACGACTACCGCTGGAGCGTCCAGGTGCTCCTCGCGGTCGACTGTCTGCTGAACGCGTTGCTGCGGGGCTGGCACCACGAGACTCTGTCGTCCCGCGCATGGCGGGCGTGGGTCTACGGAAGGCCCTTTGGCAGGATCACCCGCCCGCTGATCGACCTGCTGTTCGTTTGGCAGACATGGCGTTTGGACCACTGCCAGCGGCACTACACCCAGGAAGTAGAGCGGGCCGCGCTGATTGTGAAAGTGAGATCGCAATGACACTGCAGGAAATCCGAGCCGCCATTGCGGCGTCCCCCGAGCTGCAGGCGCTCGCTGTCGCAGGTTCGTTCGGACCCATTGCCACCGCTTTGAGCATTGGTCGCACCAAATTGGCGAGCCATTTTGCAAGTGAGCGCGGCGTGCTGGAGCGTTTCCCCGGTGGCCCTCTTGCTGCCGATGCGCTGATCTCCAAGCTGGAGGCATTTGCCCTCACCACCCACCCCATGTCCAGCATCGTGCGCCGGGCGCTGAAATTCCTTGCGCAAGCCCAAGGCCTGGATATTGGATCGCCAGTGACTCAGGGCCTGATCGACGCCCTGCTCTCAATTGATGTCATCACGCAGACCGAGCGCAACGGTCTGCGAGCCATGGCCACAGTCGCATATGAAATCACCGTCGCCGATGTCGAGCGTGCGGTCCGGGAGGTCTGATGGCAGTCGCAACGCCCAATTACAGCGCCAACACGGCGATCACCATGGACCTGGCCAACCTGGCCACATCCAGCACGTTTCTGGCCGGTCGGGAGTCGAGCCAGATCGATAACACCAGCAACAAGTACATGGATTGCATCGTGTCTGGGTTTGTGTCCGTGGGCACGACTCCGACAGCAAACACCACAATCTCGGTCTATGTCTGGGGCGCAGATACGTCCTTGGCAACCACCCCGATTGATGTGCTTGACGGCACCGATTCGGCGGAAACCTTGGCGAACGCTGGCGTTTTGGGTGCGCTGCGGTTCGGCGCTGCCGTTGCGGTGCCGGTGGCAACCAGCGATTTCCAGTACCCCGTGCTGCCTTTCAGCGTTGCGGCTCGTTTTGGCGGCGTGATGCCAAAATTCTGGGGGCTGTTTGTGAGCCATAACACTGGCGTGAACCTGCGAAACACGGCAGTCAACACCAACAGCTTTGAGTTCGTCGGCATCAAGTACGACATCGCGTAATGCTGATACTGCGCAGACCGTGGACCGAGCAACCGCAAGATGCGGTGGAGGTGGATTGGGAAAACCCCATTAACCCCGGCCTAATTTTTGCCGACTTGCCCGCAAGCAACGGGGTCATTAACGCGGTTGGTAACGCACGCGGAGTTTTAAGCGCATTAGATTTTTCCTCGGTGCCGACGGCGTATGGCCGTTCGCTAGACTGTGCAGCAACTGGCTTACTGCAAATTGACGACGGAACAAACCCGCTTTACGACCTTTCTGGCGAACTGACTTTAATGGCGCTTATAACGCCAGATAACGCTAGTGGTGGCGCTGCTGGTCAGTATGTTATGGGTAGCGGCAATTCTGCGGCATCGCAAGGTCAGGGTGCGATACGCATCAAAGACAAAATAGGGGTGTATTACGGGGGCGCTGTCATTGTGGAGGGGGCAACAACCCTTACAAGCGGGACTACCTACCTAGTCGGATTTTCAAGATCGGGTGCGACTGGCACACGCACTGTCACGGTGTATTTGAATGGCCAGTCTGATGGGTCTACAACAAGCGCGACATCTCCAGGGGCGCAGCAGGTATTGGCGCTCGGAAGTTTTGGCGCTGCTATTGGATTTGGTTTGCCATTTGACGGCCGCATCCATGCGGCAAGAGTTTTTAAGCGCGCCCTTTCTGGGTCGGAGTGGCAGAAATGCTACCAAAACATCTGGCAAATTTTCGCCCCCCGGCAAATCTGGATCCCCGCAACTGCGGCGGCCAGTTTCAACCCGACCCTCTCGCTCCCCACTTACGTCCCCGGCTCGCTGACATCCTCGGCGTTTCGTCCGCGAGTTACCGCAACCTGGAGCTAACGCATGGCAGACAACCTTTTTCTAAACACAGGCGGCGGGCCGAACAAGGCCCGAACCCTGGATCGCGGCAGCGACGTTCACACTCAGGTCGCACAGATCGACATCGGCGGGTCGGCGGGCGAGTTGTTGGTTAACTCGGACACCCCGCTGCCGGTGGCGGCCTATGGCGAGTTGATCGAGGCCATCGAGGCCATGCGGTTCGCCGTGCAGTCGCTCACCCGCTCAATCGGCCAGATGCTGCCCGACACTGCAAACCGCATGCGGGTCAACATCGAAGCCGGGACCCTGCCCACCGTCACGACAGTCGGCACCGTCACCACCGTGGCAACGATGACCAATCAAACCTTGATCGGCGGCCTCGCGGCTACCGAGCAAATCCCGTCGCTTATGCGGCTTGGCGCTGACTCATTGCGCCGTAACATTTCGGTGACCTGACATGCCAACTACCAACGGAAATAGAAAAATCCTTGACCAGAAGCGCTGGGAGTTCTGCGCTCTTGCCCCGACGGCAACCGCCGCCGGGGCGTTTATCGCATCGTCGCGCCACTACCGGCAGCAGCAGCTGTATGTCGCAAGCGCCACGGTGCATTACCTGTTCAGCCCGCTGGAAGATGCGTTTGTGCAAATCCCGTCGGGCGCTCTTGCCGGAACCTTTGCCGTTGGGGCATGTGGCACATCAACGTCAGTCGGCCCCTCGGGTACTGCGACAGCGGGTACGACCTCGACGATCACGACCAATTTGACGCTGGCCCGTGACCTGCGCGGCTACAGCATCCACATCACAGGCGGCCCGAACGCTGGCGTCACGCTGCCGATTTTGTCCAACACGGTCGGCACGAACTCGGTGATCACCGTCGCAACGCAGGCATCCGCGTTTACAGCCTCGACCACCTATCGGCTGATCACCCCAAGGTGGTACGTCCTCAATGCCATCACGGCGGCGGGCACCACGACTGCGGCGGTGTTCCGCTTCTACGATTTCGCCTTGAACACCTGGACATCGGCCGAGACCGGCGCGACGGACGGTATTGCTCCGGCGGCAGTGATCGGCACGGACTCCAAACTCATTGCCACGCCATCCTGGGTCGGCTCTGATTACAAGGCATTTGCCACCGGCACGGCCACTGCGGGCGGCGCGTCGACGTTGACCAACTCAGCGAAGACTTGGACGACGAACCAGTGGGCGAACTATCAGGTCCGCATCGTGTCGGGCACGGGCGCAGGCCAGATCCGCACCATCGCCAGCAACACCGGCACCCAGTTGACGACTTCGGCGGCGTGGACAACGCAGCCCGACGCTACGAGCGTGTACAACATCGAGGGCAATGACGACTTCATCTACTACATGGGCAGCAACGCCGTCACGCTGTTTCGCTACAGCATTAGCGGCGGCACCTGGACAACCTTGTCCCCGACCGCCGCCCGTGCCGCAGCCCCTGGCGTCGGCATGTCAGGGCACTGGGTTCATGAGGCGACGGACGCCGCGTGGACGAACGAATCGGACATCCGCAACGGGCGGTTCATCTACAGCTTCCGGGGAACCGCTGGTGCCGTGCTTGACCGGTACGACATTGCGCTCAATACGTGGGCCAGCGCCTTGACCTACGCACCGGCAACAGAGGTTTTTGGCGCGGGAAGCAAGTACGTTTACCGAAAGGACTACATCTACGCGCAAAAGGACGCCACGGGCCGATGGTTCCGCTACAACGTCGTCACGGGCGAGCAGGACGGCTGGTCGGTGATGATGTACACGCAGGGCGCGGCCATCGCCGGGGACACGGCGTTTGATGCCGTCTACACCGACGGCGCGACAGAGATCGATTACGTGTACATGGTGCTGAACACCAGCACCGTGCTGCTGCGAGCACAGGTGGTGTGACATGACTATTGCTCAGATCATCGAGATGCTCAAGCGCAGGCTGGTCAACTTGAGCCAGCTTCGGACCAGTGCCGCCGACTTGGGCGACTTAGACCGGGTGTCCATCATCGACGCGGAAATCGCGGAAACGCAGAACACCCTTGCCGCGCTAGAAACGCTGTAAGCCATGCTGCTCACGCTACTGCAGCTCAACCTGCAGTCCTCCGCGCAATACCAGGCATACTGGATCGCGCACGTTGCCGCTAGTTGGCCGGGTGTGCCAACCGGCGCACAGATTAAGGCTGGCAACCTCTCCAACTCGTCGCCGGCGAGCTACAGCGGCAGCGAGCCTGTCACCGACAGCAGCACGGGCACACGGACAATCGATGAGGTCACGGCGATCACCGGGTTGTCGGCCAGCACAGCGTACACCCTAGCGTGGGTGGTCTGGGACAGCGTTGCGGACACATATAGCAATGTCGTCGTCGGCGATGTCACGACAGATGCGGCGGGAAGCGTAATCACCCCGGCAGCGGGCACCTCGACTGCAGGCACCCTGGTCGGATCGGCTACCGCCGCTGCTGCAATCACCCAAGCGGCTGGAGCAACAACCGCCGCAACACTGGCCGCAAGCTCCACCGCCGCCGCATCCCTGACGGCAGCGGCTGGTGTCGCCACCAGCTCGACCATGGCGTCGGGGTCTGCTACTGCGGCGGCGATCACCCCAGCCGCTGGTGCTGCCACGGCCAGCACGTTGACTGCGGCGGCAACGGCAGCAGCATCCATCACCGCCGCCGCCGGGTCGACAACGGCCAGCACCATGGTCGGCACAGGCCTGACCGCAGGCGCATCGGCGATCACTCCGGCGGCTGGCTCGACGGTGGCCAGCACGCTTGCCGCATCGGCGACGGCCTCTGCTGCAATCACCCCAGCCGCTGGTGCTGCCACGGCCAGCGCTCTCGGCGCAGCATCAACGGCGTCGGCCTCCATTACCCCGGCGGCAGGCGCGGCTGCGGCATCGACGATGGCCAGCGGGTCGTCGACCATCGTCTCGGGGTCCATGACGCCCGCAGCCGGGGCCACCACCGCCGCCACGTTCGCCGCCAGTGCCGTGGCCGCATCGGTGGCGATCGCGGCGGCTGGTGCATCGTCAGCGCAGACGATGGTGGCGAGCGCCACGGCCCGGGCCGCAATTGCGGCCGCGGCTGGCGTTGCAAGCTGCGCGGTACTCTATCCGCCTGCAGGCGCATTCGTGCCCAACCAGCGCACGCACCTGGTAACTCTACAAAACCGCATGGCCGCAATCCCCCGCGAACGCCGCGTGCTCACCGTCCCGCGCCAAAACCGCGCCCACACCGTATAGAGGCAGAAATGGCAGACACCTATTACACCGACACCGATGGCCTTCTCACGATCGACAAAGACCCCCAGGCCGTGCTGGACTATGCTTTCGACTGGTCTGCCTGGCTGTCCGCCATCAGCGACACGATCACCGGCACCCCGACCTGGACGCTCGGCACCGGCCTGACCAAGGACAGCCAGAGCAACACGACCACCGTGGCAACCGCCTTTATTTCCGGCGGCCAGGTGGGATCAAAAGCGCCAGTGTCCTGCCGGATCACCACCGCAGGCGGGCGAACCGACGAACGCACCGTCTACCTGCAGATCGTCAACCGGTAGCGGTGCCATTTTTCCCCCTGAACTTTTGGCGCCGCCTGGTGCACCCTTGCCACCATGACCGTAGCCATCCCTACCATCGAGCCGCAGTCCATCACCGCCGGTGACACTGCGGCGTGGACAAAGTCTCTCGGCGACTACCCTGCCAATGACTCCTGGGTCCTGGCCTACACGCTGATCAACGCCACCAGCAAGATCACCATCACCGCCACCGCCAGCGGCGCAGAGCACTCCGTCAGCGTCGCAGCCAGCACCACCGCCGCCTGGGCTCCAGGCACGTATACCTGGCAGTCGACAGTTACCAAGGGCGCGGAGCGCTACACCATCAACCAGGGCCGCATGACCATCCTGCAGAACCTGGCCGCCGCCACCCTGCTCGACACCCGCAGCGCTGCCCGCAAGGCCCTGGACGCTGCCGATCTTGCCCTGGCCACCTACGGTGCCAAAGCCTACCTGCAGGAGTACCAGATTGGCGACCGCCGCCAGCGCTTTGCCGACCCGTCCAGTTTCATGGCATGGCGCGACAAGCTGAGGGCCGAAGTCGCCCGCGAAGACAACGTCGCCCGCCTCAAGGCCGGCCTGGCGCCCAAAAACCTGCTATTCACAAGGTTCACCGCCCGATGATGCCAACCACCCAGCGCCCGGGCATCGTGTCGCGCATCATGCGCGCTCTGGTCGCCAAGCCAGCGCCGCGCCAGGTGCAGCAGCGCAACTACGCCGCCGCCCAAGTCAACAGGCTGACGCACGGCTGGTCGGTGCACAACTCCAGCGCCAACGCCGACATTTTCCGCAGCCTGGACAAATTGCGCGCCCGATCACGCCTGCTCGCGCAAAATGATGAGTACGTCAAACGCTGGCTCAGCATGGTCTGTACCAACGTCGTGGGCCCGGCCGGCTTTCGCTTCCAGGCCCGCGTGTACAACAGCCCAGGCCAGCCCGACCAGTTGGGCAATGACGCCATCGAGGCCGCCTGGCAGCGCTGGTCCAAGGTCTGCGACGTGGCAGGCCGCAGCCGGCTCATCGACCTGCTGCAGATCAACATCAAGGCCGTCGCCCGTGATGGCGAATGCCTTATCCACCTGGTGCGCGGCGCGGAGGCCGGCAACCCCTTCGGCCTGGCCCTGCAGCTGCTCGACGTGAACCGGCTGGACACCCAGCTCCAGCGCCCCGAGGCGCCTGGCGTGAACGCCATCCGCATGGGCATCGAGGTCAACCGCTACAACCGCCCGCTGGCCTACTGGCTGCGCATCAAGAACCCGGGCGATGTGTACGGCGGTGTGGTCGCCGGCGCCAGCCTTTCCACCCATGAGCGCTTCGACGCGGCCGACATCATCCACGCCTTCATCAGCGACGACGCCGAGCAGGTGCGCGGCGTGCCATGGGCCCATGCTGCCATGATGCGCCTGAACAACCGCGGCGGGTATGAAGAGGCCGCCATCATCGCCGCGCGTGTAGGCGCGAGCAAAATGGGGTTTTTCACCACACCAGACGGCCAGGCTGAGGTGCTGAGCACCGGCAAGATCGACGACGGCACCGAGGGCGACGAACAGCCGCTGGCCATGGACGCAGACGCTGGCACCTTCCAGAGCCTGCCCGAGGGCGTCCAGTTCACGCCGTTCAACCCGGAATACCCCACGGCGATGTTCGCCGACTTCATCAAGGCCAACCTGCGCGGCACCGCATCCGGCCTGGGTGTGGCCTACCACGCGCTGGCCAACGACCTGGAGGGCGTGAGCTTCTCCAGCATCCGCAGCGGCACGCTCGAGGAGCGCGACAGCTGGATGGTGATCCAGGAATGGTTTGTCGGCGCGGTGATGGAGCGCATCCACACCGAGTTCATGGCCGCTGCGCTGAGCTTTGGCCAGATCACCATGCCCAATGGCAGCGCGCTGCCGCTGGCCAAGCGTGAAAAGTTCATGGCCCACACCTTCCAGGGCCGCCGCTGGGAGTGGGTCGACCCCCGCGCCGACATCGAGGCAGACATCAACGCCATCAACGCCGGCCTGAAGTCCCCCCAGTCCGTGGCAGCCAAGCTCGGCCTGGACTACGAAGACCTGCTGATCGAGATCAAGGCCGCCGCCGACATGCGCAAGCGCCTGGGCGTCGAGCTGGCCGGCACGCCCAACCCCCAACAACTTGCCGCAGCAGCTGGAGCCGCTGCGGGCCAAGCCAACGCAACACCAAAAGAGTAGAGCATGACAATGCGTATCACGATGAACCAGGCCCGCATGGGCGAGTCTGGGAGCCTGCTGACGGCAGGCAGCACAAACACGGTCTCCGATGCGTTTGGCGCGGCCATGGTGGGCGCCGGGTATGCTACGGACACCGATGGCGCGCTGACGCCGCCGGACTCCGAGCCAGTGCGCCTATCAACTGATGGCACATCCCTGGTGTCAGGGGATGGGAAATCCTTGCCTTTGACGCTGACTCAACAGCACAAACGATGGATGGAATTCATAACCGTTGCCAGCACTACGCCGTGGAACGATCAGGCTGGCACCGGGCTTACCCTCGCAGTTGATACCGCCGTGCTGTTTAATGGGCAGCCAACGCTGCGCCTTGATATTCCGGCAAGTTCTAGCGGCACGTACCGGGTGGGCACCACGCTGGCGACGCTAAACATGCCTTACCTGTGGGACGGCAAGCAACTGGCTGTTGCGGTCAAGTCATCCAACATGACAGCCTGCGATGGCGTTACCGGCGTATTGCTTGGCGATGCTAGTTTCACAAACTTCTACACGTTCACGGGGCAGCGCAACGCAGCCAACGTACCGCAGGCCAATTGGGTTGCCGGTGATTGGATTATTTCACGCGGCACCGTTGCAACGCAGACGGCGTCGGGCACATTCGTTGGGCAAAAGCGGCTGCGAATCAACTTCACCATATCAAGCGTTGGCACTGCCACGCAAATCTGGATCGGCTTTGTTGGGGCCGCTGCATCCAAGAAACCAACCGTGATTTTGTCTATTGATGACGGGTACGCCAGCGGTTATTCGTTTGTCGCGCCACTTGCCCGCTACTACAAAATCCCGGTGAGCTTTGGGATTGACCGGGCGTATGTTGGGTCTGGCAATTACTTCACCGCTGCGCAGATACAAGAATTGCATGCCGATCCTAGCAATCTGTTTGAGTTCGTCACCCACGGCTTTAACAACACCAATCTGACCGCCGCCGGTTCTGCGACGGCATATGTGCAGCAGCAGGTTGACACCAGAAATTACCTGCGGTCACTTGGCATTCGTGGCGACGGCCCAAATCACCACCCGTGGGTTCAGAGTCTTTACAGCAATGCCGCGCAGGATGCCATGAAAGCTGCCGGATTCTTGTCGGCTCGCATGGGCGCGTCGACGCCCCTTTCGATGCACGACTCGTTCATGTCAACAGGGGACGAAAAGCGTGTTTATCAGCTTGTCAATTGCTGCACGCTTACCACCGGATTGAGTCTTGGACAGGCGCAAACGGCGGTGACCACGGCTTGCACGACAGAGGGCTACGGTGTCACGCACGTTAACGCGCACGACTTTGCTGTAGCGGACGCTGCCAGCCCGCCGACATGGAGCTTCGACAAGATGACGGAGTTCATGGGGTGGCTCGACGCACAGCGCACTGCTGGAGTTTGCGACATCAAATCGTGGGGCCAGTGGTATGCCGATCTAGCTGGCGTGCCCTACGGCAAGTAATCCCATCCCCCGCCAGTAGGCATCCAAATCAGCCACCCCCGGGTGGCTTTTTTGTGCCATTTTTCCCCCTGAACTTTTCCCCCCACCAGGCCCAACATCAGGGCCATGAAGACAGCCCCCCTCAAGACCATCAAGCC